ACAGGGTAACATTCAATCATGGTGTGGTTCAGGAAAAACATGCGCGGTTACGCCACTACGAGAGGTCCGTTACCGCACACTCAATTCTCGTCATCCAACTCTGATTAAGGATGACCGCCACGAACCAGGTCTTCCAGCCGACGTAGCCGCGCTGGCCGAGCGGGTCCGACTTGGTCTTGACGCCCGGCCGCAGGATCGTCGGCGACACGGCGCCCTGGCCGCGCAGCGGCACGGTGCCGTAGGCCTCCTTGCCGAGGACCAGGACCGGGTAGACGTCGGCCGAGGTGCCCGTGGTCGACACCATCGTCGTCCCCGAGCCCGCCTTCGCGCCGCCGGCGTCGGCGAACTCCGACAGGTCCGGCGAGATGATGAAGCGCAGGCTCTCGACCGAGCCGATCTCCTGCTCGTGCACCGGCTGGCGCTGGCCGTACTCGGCGACAGGCGTGAACGAAGGCAAATTTCGGACGTCCGCTTCGATGTCGGTGTGCGAGACCGCGATGTAGGCGCCTTCGATCGCGCGCGTCGCGTAGTTCACGGACGCATCGAGCATCCGGGTGATCATCATGGCCTTGTTGGCCTTGAGGTTCCGGGTGGCGAGGCGGACGTGCTTGAGCTGGATCGGCGTGTTGATGTCGGTGCGCTGCGTCCCGTTCGCGCGGATGACGTTCGTGCCGGCCTTGAGGACGCCGTAGGTCAGCGCCTCGATGGTGCGGCCGATGTTGTCGCCCGCCTGCTGGGTGCTATCGGCGAGCACCGGATCCTCGTGCGTGTCTTCGATGACGTCGGTGATCTCGACCACCTGACCGTACTGCTTGAGCACGGCCGTCACGTCCTCGTAGCTGAACGAGGTCGAGCCGGGCGTCACGCCTTCGGCCAGCGGAATGGTCGCCGCCGAGAACACGACCGGACGCCGGAACTTGATCGTCTGGCTCTTGTTCTTCGGCATCGGCCGGGTCATGCCGAACTTGTCGAGCACGATCACCGGGCCGGCGTAGCGGAGCATCTGGCGCTCCGCGTAGACGTTCACGCGCGGCGAGAGCCCCGCGTCGGTGTAGAGATTGATGGCCATCGCCAATGGTTCCTAGGCACGGCGACGGGCCTCCTCCTTCTTCTCCCGCTTCTCCCAATAGTCCCAGGCCTGCTCCTCCGTCTGCGGCTCTCCACCCTGGATCACGCCAGGGGAGCGGCTCGACGGAGCGACGGCGGACTGCAATTGAGCTTCGCGGCGAGCGGAACGGCCCGCGCTGGGTTGGGTGGTGCCGGCCGGAGCGGCCGACGGGTTTGCAGTCGTGGTCGTCGCGGCACCGTTGCCGGGGGCTGTCGTGGTGCCCGTGGCGTCGGGGGCGGTCTGCGCCGGCGCGGTGGTCGTGATGCCGCGGTCGAGCTTGTACGTCGTGACGACGCGCACAGCTTCCTCGGGGTCCACGATGCCATTCGCGTTGGCGCGCAGGACGGCCTTGACGCTCTCGGGCTGGGCCAGCGCCCAGGTGCCGAAATCCTTGTCCCCGATGATCTTCTCGAAATCGGGGTGGTGCTCCAGGACGAAGCTGTCACGCTCGGCCTGGGCGGCTCGTGCTCGTTCGGTCTCGATCGTCGACGTGACCGACCGGATGTTGGCCTGGTCGGCGATCACGGGACCGAAGATGTCGCGCAGCGTGTCGGCGAGCGGTGCCGCGACCTCGCTGTATTCCTCGGCGAACTTCTTCCACTTCTCGGAAGCGAACGCCGTCTCCAGCACGTCGCCGGGCGCCTTGGCAGCCGGGGGCGTGGTCGTCGTCGTGGTCGGTGCCGGCGCGCCGCGCCGGGCTGCGTTGATGTCGCGCTGCAGCGACGAGATGCGGCCCCGGTTGGAGCTGATCTCGTGCACGATGACGTCGGGCTTGATCCCGGTGGCGGCCTCGAAGGCGGCCCTCTGGTCGTCGGTCATCGTCCGCAGCCGCGCGAGCGGATCGGCCGTCTGCGGTGCGCTCGGCGCCGCGTTGGGCTTCTCCTCGGGCTTGGCCGCCGCGGCGGGCTTGCCGGCGGGCGCGGGGTCAGCGGACGCCGCTGGGGCTGCGGCCGCAGCCTCGTCGTCCTTGCCCGTGCCGTCGTTCTCGCCCCAATCGGCGGCGTTCCCGTCCGGGTCGTCGTCGGCGGCCGTCTGCGTCGTCGCGGCGGCCGGCGGTGCGGCGGCGGCGGCAGGTGCGGGCGGCTGCTGGTCGGCGTCGGCGGGGTCTTCCTCGGCGGGCTTCTCGCCCTCCAGCCGATCGAACTCGTCCCACAGCGCCTTGTCCTCGGGGGCGATGTCCTCGGCCCCGGACGTGTCAGGCGGCGGTGCGGCGTTCGGATCGGTCGTGCCGGTCGTCATGCTCGTCATACTCCGTAGTCGGCGCCGCCGGTCGCGCCGGGCGGCAAGGCCGGCGGCTCGGCGAGCGCCAGGACCTCGCGCAGCGCAGCGATGCGGCCGCGGGTCACGTCATGCTGGACGCCGTCGACGGCCTCCAGGCTGTCGCGCAGGGTCTCGATCTCGGCGTGGATCGCCTTCGACAGCAGCAGCCACGTCCCGCTGGTCGGGTCGAAGATGTGGCCGGCGTCGTCGCGCGCGAGGGTCAGGCTCATGCCGGCGCCCCCTGCCCGACGTCAGCCTGCCCGCCGGGCCCGCCGCTGACATAGCCGCCGCTGCCGCCGTTGTCGGGGTTGGCCTTCTCGAACGCCAGCTCGGCGGCGAACTTCCGCTCGTCGGAGGCGATCTTCTCCCGGCTCTTGGCGAGGTCGGCCATGATCTGCTCCAGGCTGATGTTGCCGGACTGCGCCAGCTTCATCGCCTCGGTCTCGTGGCTGAGGCGCGCGATCTCCAACTGCGTCTGCGCCGACAGCTTGGCGATCTCGAGCTTGATCTCGTCGGGGCTCGGCGGACGGCCCTGCTGCGCCTGCGCCTCTGCCTCCGCCCTCATCTCGTCGTCGGTCTTCACGAACTCGTCGGCCTTGAGCATGAAGCTCTGGACCCATTGCCGCAGCATCGGCGGGATCTTCATCATCGGCAGGATGATCGGGTTGCCGGTCGCCTGGGCGATCATGATGCCGAGGTTCTGCTGCTGCATCTCGCGCACCAGCAGGACCGAGGAGCCGCGGGCGTCGATCTCCATGTCGCCCTTGATCTCGTCCCGGTCCGAGAACTGCATGTTCCAGTCGTAGAGGCCGGTGATCGACGGGATGGTGATGTCGTCGTCCCAGTTCTTCACGGTGCGCCGGAACACGACGTTGACCGAGTTCATCAGGATCGACATGCCCTGCGCGGTCTGCGTCGTGTGGGTGCCCTGCTCACCCTGGGCGATGATCGGGATGTTGGTCGTGTCGTCGACGAACTGCTTGCACATCTCGATGATGGCCGCGAGTTCCTCGGTGTGGCCGTCGATCTGGACGACCTCGAAGCCGGGCTTGCCGGCCGGCGCGCCGGACTTGCGCAGCCAGACCTTGAGCGGCTTGAGGGTGTAGTCGCCGTCGACCGGCGGCTCGATGATGCCGAGGTCGATGATGACCTGCGGGCCGGCGGTCAGGCCGGCGTTGTCCATCATCATGCGCCAGGCCGCGTTCATCGCCCGCTGCGGGTCGCGCATCACCCACGGCAGGCCGAAGCCGAACACGCTGGCCTCGTCCTTCTCGTAGTTGAACACCCGGTACAGGCTGTCGCCGCTGTCGAGGTGGTGCGGGCCGAACTTGAGGACCTCGCCGTCGCAGAACCAGATGACGACCCGCAGCTCCTCCAGCGGGTCGACCTCGCCGTCCGCGGACTTCATGTAGGTGCCGGCATCCTGTTCGAGGCAGGCGCACATATCGCGCACTTCCTCGGCCGACAGGGCGCCGTGGTACTCCCACACATGGTAGCGATCCGACATCATCGACTGGTCGGCGCCGGTCAGCGCGCGCAGGTCGGTCAGGTAGGACGGCGCGGTCGCCTGCGGCTTGACGCGCAGCAGGCGGCGGATGGCCTCCTGGTCGAACCCCGGCTGCTTGGCGAGGTCGCGCAGCGCCTTGGGCGTCATCAGGTGGCGCTCGTAGTCGCTCTCGCTCTCGCCCTGGTGCCGCGCGTCGGGGTCGGGGAAGAACGACCAGATGTCGACCCAGCGGAACGACGGCCGCTTGTCGGCGACCTGGGCTAGCTGGTAGACGCCGTTGGCGTCCTTGGTCCAGGACCGCCGGCCCTGCGGCATCTTCGACGAGCCGATCGGCCCCTTGAGGACACCGGTCCCGAGCACGCACGCATCATGGATGACCTTGCGGCTCTCCTGGTGGTAGCCGCACTCGCGGAGCTGGTCCTCCATCTCCTTCTCCATCGCCCCGGCGCGCTTCTTGGCCTCCTCCATTTCGAGGTTGACCTGCTGCGCGGCCTGGGCGGCGGCGTCGGCGACCTGGGCGATCTGCGCTGCGCCCTGCGGGTTGCCCTGGTCGATCGCCTCGTTGGCCTTCGCGGTGAGGGCCTTCGCCCCCTCGGTGGCGCGCTTGGCGCTGTCGTGCAGCCGCGGCACCGGGGTCGGCTGGATGCCCCAATTCTTGTCGTCGGTCGGGAACAGCATGTCCCACAGCCGCGCCTCGGCGGCATTGGTCTTG